AAAGCGTCTTGCTAAAATGTATATCAATGAGCTTATGAGTGGTAGATACTTTGCTCAGCCAAAGGCTACTGCATTCCCCAATCACGATGAAGATCGTTATGAAGGAATGTTGGTAGTACGTAGCGAACTAAAAAGTGTATGTTCGCATCACCATCAGCCAGTAGCTGGTATTGCGTACATTGGTATTATTGCAGCAGACAAACTGATTGGACTAAGCAAATACACACGTATTGCACAATGGTGTGCTAGACGTGGCACACTACAAGAAGAACTGGCTGGTGATATTGCAAAGCAAATACAAAAAGCCACAGGTGCAGAACACTTAGGTGTTTACATTCAAGCAACACACGGTTGTTGTGAGAATAGAGGCATTATGGCACATAGTAGTTTAACACAAACAAGTGTGCTAAAAGGTGCATTTAAAACCGATCCTGGTACAAAGAAAGAATTCTTTGACAACATCAAACTCCAACAGGAGTTTGCACCAAGATGATAGCACCAGTATTTGAAAAAGGTTATCCTGACTATGAAGCAGTTAATAGAAAGACATCTATGAAACTAAGATATTCAGAAGCTTTTTATAGCGTACAAGGCGAAGGCAAGTTTGTAGGAGTACCCAGTGTATTCCTACGCACCTTCGGTTGTAACTTTCGTTGTATGAACTTTGGCTTAAAGAACGAGCCAATGCGTGATGTAAAACAAAAAGCAGGCATTATTCACAATGCCGAAGTACAAGGATTACTTGACGCAGGTGTACATGAAACAACTAAAGAATTTACAGACTTGCCTATTATACACACAGGTTGCGATACATATGCAAGTATCTATCCAGAGTTTAAACACTTTAATCGACAAGCAACTGTGGACGAAGTAGTTGAGCATTTACTTTCACTTACTCCTAATGGTAAGTGGGTACAGGACAATGGTCAAGATGTACACTTGATCATGACAGGCGGTGAACCGTTGTTAGCGTGGCAACGGCTTTACGTAGAGCTGTTTGAACATCCACGTATGCAGGATTTAAGGAACATCACATTTGAAACAAACACTACACAACATTTACACGACGATCTCTACAACTATCTCAACAACAGCGACAGACTTACAGTCACTTGGAGTTGTTCCCCAAAACTTAGTGTCTCAGGAGAACCTTGGGAAACTGCTATCAAGCCTGATGTTGCTAGTGAGTATCAGTGCGTTACTGATAGCGAACTTTATCTTAAGTTTGTTGTGGCTACTGAAGACGACTTTGAAGAAGTTAAAAGAGCTGTGGACGCTTACAGAAGTGCCGGGGTGGAATGTCCGGTATATCTTATGCCAATGGGCGGACGCAGTGAAGAATACACCCTCAACGTTAAAGACGTGGCTGAAGCGTGTATGGCAGAAGGATGGCGATTTACCCCAAGACTCCATATCAGCTTATTCGGAAATGCCTGGGGAACTTAGACAATATAAAAATGCACAACACGAAAAGGCTATGAAGGCGCCTATCGATCAAGACGCACTTAGAAAGGCAGGTCTATAATGGGATGGTGGAGTAAAAAAGTAAGAGACTTAACAGGCGTTACTGCTAAGGAACAAAAAGAACTAGAAGTTATTAAAGTACGTGATCCAAAAGAATATGCAACACGTAAGAAGGAACCTTGGGTAAATGTACTTGATATGCAAGTCAACGGAGACAATATCCGTAATGGGTTCTTTGAGCTTGATTGGAACAAATACTTTATTCAAGAACTAATACAAAACGGATACGGAGAAGAATCAGATCCCGAAGAAGAAATTGTTGATAGATGGTTCCGTGACATTGTGTATAACATGCTACAAGAAGAAGCAGTTGATTCTAAAGTAAACACTGGTTACATTAATGTAGTGCCAATTGATAAAGGCAAAAGCGAAGTAAGTTAATGCTTGACAAATCGTATATAATCGTATATAATCGTATATATAAACAACAATAGGCAAACTAATGGCAACTTATATTCTAGTAGACACTGCTAACACTTTCTTTCGTGCAAGGCATGTAGTACGTGGCGATATTGACACTAAGGTCGGTATGGCCTTCCATATTACATTGTCAGGTGTTAAGAAAGCATGGCAAGACTTTGATGCAGATCATGTTGTGTTTTGTTTAGAAGGTCGTAGCTGGCGCAAGGACTATTATGAGCCTTACAAGCGCAACAGAAAAGTTGCTCGCGATGCACTAACTCCTGCACAGCAAGAAGAAGATACAATCTTTTGGGAGTGCTTTGACGAATTTAAAACATTTATTACAGACAAAACTAACTGTACAGTAATGCGTCATCCGCAACTAGAAGCAGATGACTTAATTGCTGGTTGGGTGCAAGCACACCCTAATGACAATCATGTTATTATTAGTACTGACGGCGACTTTGCACAACTTATTGCACCTAATGTACAACAGTACAACGGTGTTAGCAATACTATTATTACACACGAAGGATACTTTGACGATAAGAAGCGTGAGCCTGTTATTGACAAGAAGACTAAAGAGCCTAAGCCTGCACCCGAGCCCGACTTTATGTTGTTTGAAAAGTGTATGCGTGGCGATACTAGTGACAACGTGTTTAGTGCTTACCCCGGTGTACGCAAGAAAGGCACTAAGAACAAAGTAGGTCTTATTGAAGCATTTGCAGACAAAGACACTAAAGGTTACAACTGGAACAATATGATGTTGCAACGCTGGACTGATCATAATGGCGAAGAACATCGTGTACTAGATGACTACAACCGCAATGTTGTACTATGTGACTTGACTGCACAACCTGCAGATATTAGAGAGATAATTAATAGTACTATTGAAGAAAATGCAAAGCCTAAAGAAGTACAACAAGTAGGCATGCGTCTTATGAAATTCTGTGCTAAGTGGGATATGCAACGTATTGCAGACCAGGCAGCATCTTATGCAACACCATTACAAGCGAGGTATATAAATGACAATTAATGCTAAACCAATCTTAGAGGATAAGTTTTGGATTGTCGAAGAAGCCGGAGAAAAAGTTGGCACAATTAGTAAAAACGACGAAGGTTTCATTTTTAGTAACAAAGGTAAAATTACCTTTCACTCCGATGCATCAGATCTAACTAAAAAGTTTGGGCCTAGTTTTTTAACTGCAAAAGTTATTGCACCTGAAGAGCAAAAAGACTTTTCAGTGCATGGATTTCCTACACGCACAACACCATACAACAGTATGTTTGATATACAAAACAAACTTCCGTTGTTTACAAAAAGTGAAAAGAGTCGTAGTGTGTATTGTGCTGGTTATTATCTAATTAAGTTTAACGTAAACTGGCTTAAAAGTTTTTGTCCAAAGCAAGTTACAGTTGAGCGCAATGAATATATGGGTCCTTATAAGACTGAAATTGAAATGAAACTGGCTCTAAGCAATGTCAAACGAACCACTTAATACTGCTCCATTACAACAGTTTATCAAACAAGTTCAGGCTGCTGAAAACAGTCGTGCCAAAGAAGTTCGTATGGATATTGCACAAGCAAAAAATCTAGCATTTGCACTTGGTATTGTTATGTCTCGTATACACGGAGACTTAGAAAAATTTGTAAAAGAAAATGCTAGTGGGGCGTCAGATGACATCATAAAAGTAGAAATAGGCGGTGGTGGCGAATGGAAATAGACATTTAAAATGATAAATATATGCGTATATAACTAAAGGATACGCATATGAGTAGACCAGCACCAAATATATTAATGGAATTTGTAGACGGTAAAACTTACAAGAGTGAGCAAGTGCTCGATGCTGAAGCTATCTGGGCGGTATTCTATAAAGACAAACCATTTAACTTAAAGTCACAAAACAAATTAACAAATTATCCCGGACCTAAGTATAAGAAAACAAGTTTTTCAAATCCAGGACATGCAATTAATCTTTCTAAAAAACTAAACATAATGTTTAAGACTAACGACTTTGCTGTATTTAAATTAACAGCAGTCGAAAAAGTTACAGATGAATAAGACAGTATATACAAAACTTTTTTTAAAACAACTTAACCTGGCAATTAGTAAAGAGAACATAGCTCAGTACTTTCCAACATGGTGGAAGAACACTAGAGAAAAGG